AAACGGCTGTTCACCTTCCTCCGGAAACCCTGTTCGACTTCAACCGAAATCGCTGTTCGGCTTCGCCGAAATACGCATCTTCGCTTTATCGATCGCTTTCGACGCCTCGACGCCCGCTGCGCGTTTGGCGTCGCGCAGACGCTTGATCGCGGTTGCGCAGTCGCCTTCGCTCGGGATTGAGATCTGTTTGTGTGCGATTTCGGTGCCGTCAAGGATCAGGTACTCGGTATGCACGCTGTCGGCCAAGGGGCGGCGACCGACGATGTACTTGCCGACGAGGATTGGGGTCGACGGACGGCGTGCGTCCCGGTCGTAACGTGTGATGGTGCGAATTGAGAGGGTGTCGCGACGCTCGACGTCGACGAGGGGGAAGGTTCGGGATTTGATTCGCGGCATGGTGGTCTCCATGACGCCGGGGCCGTACGCCCCGGCAGGGTCGGGGCGGCTTAAACGCTGACGTGATAAGCGGTGGTCGGAGCGACTACCGGATCGTCCTGGAACACGTTCACGACGACAAACAGCAGGGCGGCGACGATCGTCCAGCGGAAGATCTTCGATTTTTCAAAGTTGCTTTGGCGAGCGGGTTCGGACGGCGTGATGCGGGGCGTGTTTTCGTCACGAAGCCATTCGTGGCGGTCGGTGGACTGATGGTCGAGCATTTTCATGGGCTTCTCCGAAGGCTGCGCAAGCGGCAGCGATGAAGTCGAATGTTAGGCATTCCTTCGTCATCGCGCAATAGGAATGCCTAACTATTTTTCCGTAGCGTTGCCCTTTGCTCGCGAGTGGTCCCGGGAGAATGCGGTGAACCTTGGTGAAAGGTGTTGTATTCTTCCGACCAAATACTGTATGTTTATACAGTGGTTAAGGGAAAATATTGCCGAGGGGAGGTTGTTGCGGGGATATGTCAACAGGGGAATTGCGCTGCAAACCGGGCGATGTGGCGATCGTCAGTCGATGCCGAAACCGGTCGCGTATCGGCATGCTGGTACGGATCATTGGCCCGCATGGCAGCGATGACTTCGATTGGGATGTTGAGATTCTTGGTGGCCCGATCAGAGGGCGCGGGATACGTTCAGGGTGCGTCGGAACGCACCGCAGAGCCGCTGTATTCGACTGGAACCTTACCCCTCTTCCGGGTCAGGTGCATTCAGATCGAGAAGGTCATCGGACTGCTGCCCGCGTAGATCTTCAAACACCTTGAGGGTTTCGAGCAGCGCGATAAATGCCGTCGACGGCAATCCAACCTTGTCTGCTTTGGCGAGTGCGTCAACAAGCGTCTGAGCATGCGCGCCGAGCATCTCCTGTCTTTGTGGGGCGGGCGCATTGGCTCGGCGCACCATCTGGCCTTCGCCAGTGGCGAGCCACCACGGGTCAACGTTCAGGAATTCGGCCGCGAGCAGCAAGTTCGCGCCCTCCATCTTTTTGGTTTTCCCGCTTAACCAGTCGCTGACCGAGGGCGCTCGCACTCGGCACGCTCGCGCCAGATCTGCTGCCTTTTTCTCAGGCGGCAACTTCATTGCCTGTTCCAGGCGTTCGGCTAGTGTCGTCATTAGGAAAGCCTAACTGAATGAGCATAAGGAATGCCTTGCTTTTCATGTAAGGAACGCCTAACATGGCGGCATGAATACGCTCCTGAATCGAGACCCGTACGCGTGCGCCGTGATCGATGCATTCGGTGGAACGGCCGCGACTGCCCAACTGTGCGAAGTCCGGATGCCGTCAGTGTCCGAATGGCGTCGGAACGGCATTCCGCGAGCGCGTCTGTTGTTCTTGAAGCTCGCGCGTCCTGACCTGTTTGCTTCTCTAGACGCACACGACAACTCGTTGTCGCTCCCCATCGACGCGTGACCGCCGTAGTTACGCACATCGTGAGCTGGATCTTAGTTGCGACCGCATGAGCGCGACAGGATGAAAGTCACTCTCTACCAATCTCCCGCTATGACCTGCCGATACGACAGTACCGAATGGCTGGACGTCCTCTATACGTCCGTTCGCAACACGCCCGGCGGCGTCGCCGACGCGGCGAACCACCTCACGATCCGGCGCGGTAAGAACATCACACCGGAATCGCTTCGCCTTCGCTTGCGTGGTGTCGGCGACAGTCGCTTGTCGATGGAAATGTTCGAGCTGCTGATCGAATGGATGCAGGAAAAGGCAGAGGGCGAGGCGTACGCGCTCGACGCGCTGCATGCGTTGAACGCGCGCTTCGGGCTGGTTGCCGAACACGTCGACGACCATGCCGCTGACGACATCAGCGAACCCGGCACGCTGCGTCTTGTATCGACGGCGCTGCACCTGCAGGCGCATGTTGGTCTCGTCGCTGACGACGTCACGCGTGCGCTGGCCGATCAGCGGATCGACGATCAACACGCCGAGAAGATCATCGCGACCGGCCGCAAGGGGCAGCGACTGTTCCAGCGTTTGATTCACGCTGCTCGCAATCTCGCCGCGCGTCGACGCCGTCGTCATGGAGCGGTTTAAGCCCGGCATGGGGTGCTGTCGTCTCGACCGTGAGCATATCGGCCTTTGCTGCTCGCCTGAGCAGCAATTGGCATGCGCATTCACGACGCTCGCATCCCGATTCGAGTATGCCCCCGCCGAAGCGGCGCGCTTGCTGTCCGAATTGATCGCCACGTTCCCTGATCGCCTCGCTCCGATTCTTGCGGAAGCGAACGCAGCCGGGCGCGTGCGCTTGTTCATCGAGCGAGCTGCGCGCACATGTGCCGCGCTCGCGACCAAGGCGGAACGTCACGCGTTCCGCGACCAGCTTACCGATCGTCTCTGCGCGCTGGACCTTGCCGCGTTCGACGATCTCATGTCGGCGGAATGGCGTCGACTGCGCGGCAAATAACCGGAGACCCCTGTGAACGTGAACGGAATCAGTAGCGCATTGCGACGCGGCGCATCGCAGTACAGCCGCTCGCCGAGCGGACGCCAATGCTATGCCGCAGGACGTGCAGCGTGGCGAAGCTTTTCTCACAAGGTCGAGCGCGACCGTCGTCTCATCGAGCTGGAGGCGGCTCGTCGTGCGAGCTAACAGCGCGCAACTCAACGAATTGTGATCTGGCCGCGACATGCGGCCAAAGTAACTTTGATCGAGGGATTTTTTGTATGGCGACACTGGACCAGATTATTCAGCAATTGCGTGCTGCGGGGCATCCCGACTTGCCTGCCGGCCATCCGATCGCGGACGGCAAACATCATCGGTACGGGCCGCGCAAGAAATACTGGTATCAGCTTCGAGAGATCATCAGCAAGGGCGCGGTAATCGGCTATGGCGGCACGTTCGGCCATTTCTCGGGCGACGATCCGGGCACCGAGCGCTTCGAATGGAGTGGCGCACCGCTGAGCGAGGAAGTGCTCGCCGAGACGCGTCGCCGGCAGGAAGCCGCAGACCGTGAGCAGGCCGAGCGCGATGCGCGTCAGGCGAAGCTCGCCGCGAACCGCGCGCGAGATCAGTGGAACCGCGCGGCAGAGCATGGCGAGTCCGCCTATCTTGAACGCAAGCGCATCACGGCCGAAGGCGTGCGTTTCGACGCGGACGGCACGATCTTTGTGCCGATGTATCAGTACGACGACGATGCTCGGCTCGTCGGCCTGCAGAAGATCACCCCGGACGGCGCGAAACGCTTCAACAAGGGCATGGAAAAGAAGGGCGCGTCGTATCTGCTCGGCGACGTGTGCGCAGACGATCAGATCGTGCTGGTCGCCGAAGGCTACGCGACCGCGCGCTCGATCCGCATGGCGATCGACGAGGCGTTCGCAGTGAATGTCTGCTTCGACGCGGGCGGCATCCTCCCGGCCGTGCGCTACCTGCGTGCGACGTATCCGGATGCGCACGTGCTGGTCTGCGCCGACGACGACTGGAAGATCGAGCAGCGCATGCGCGACTGGCTCGCCGACGAGTTCGCTTTCCGGGGTGAACTGGTGTTTGGTGCCGACCCGGTGCGAATCGAGGCGAAGAACACGTGGTACATGGTCGCCGCGTCACGCCGTCGTGACGACAACGGCGTGACGTACATCGAGGTGAGCTATGGAAACGACGTGATGCCGTTGCGCCGTAAGCGCTTTGAGAACACGGGCCTGAAGCGTGCGTACGAGGCGGCAGCGACGGTCGCCGACGTCAGCGTCGCCTATCCGGCGTTCGCCAAGCGCGGCGAGCGCAAGCTGACCGATTTCAACGACCTGCACGTCGAAGAGGGCGTCGAAGCAGTCGAAGCGCAGGTGCAGGCGGCAATCCTGCGCGTCATCGCGCCAGCGAACGAAGAGATCCGGCCGGCGACGGTTGCTGTGTCGACCGCGGGCGACATGCCGACGAAATCCGCTGCCGCGAAACAGCCGGAATGGGATGGCCGCGAGGCAGAGAACGGCGCGCACACATGGGAGCAGGATCTCGCGCGTTCGGACAAGGGCACGCTGCTGCCGACGCTCGGCAACGTGCACATGATCCTGGCGAATCACAAAGCGTGGCAGGGCGTCATCGAACAGGACGACTTCGGTGGCCGCGTGATGAAGCGCAAGGCACCGCCGTTCCGGCAAGGCGTGAAGGGCGAGTGGACTGACATGGACGATCAGCGCTGCGCGCTTTGGTTGTCGCAGCGCTACGGCCTCTCGGTGCGCACCGATATCGTGATGAACGCGGTTCTGTTGGTGGCGGACGAAAAGCACTTCCATGACGTGCGCGAATACCTCGAAGGGCTCAAATGGGACGGCGTGTCGCGCGTGCGGTCGGCGCCGTCGACCTACCTGCGTGTCGCCGACAGCGAGTATGTGCAGCTCGCGTTCATGAAATGGATGATCGCCGCCGTCGCGCGCGTGATGGAGCCGGGCTGCAAGGTCGACAACGTCCTGATCCTCGAAGGCAAGCAGGGGCATCGCAAATCGACGGCGCTGAAGGTGCTGGCCGGCGCTCCGTGGTTCACCGATACGCCAATCCAGATCGGCAACAAGGACACGTACGCGGTGCTGGCCGGGAAATGGGTGATCGAGCTGGCCGAGCTGGACTCGTTGAACAAGGCCGACTCGTCGGCGGTGAAGAGCTTCTTCGCAACGGCCGTCGACCGGTTCCGCAACTTCTACGGCAAGCGGGCGACCGACGTCCCGCGTCAGTGCGTGTTCGCCGGCTCGGTCAACTTCGACACCTACCTGAAAGACGAATCGGGCAACCGGCGTTACTGGCCGCTGCGTGTCGGCGGGCTGGTCGACATCGACGGCATTGTGGCCGTTCGCGAGCAGCTCTGGGCGGAAGCCGTGCACCTGTATCGCTCGGGCGTCGTGTGGCACGTGGAAGAGCATGAGCGTCCGCTGTTCGAGATCGAGCAAGCGGAGCGCTACGAGGGCGACGTGTATGAGGACAAGATCGCCAAGGCCCTGGAGTTCGTGTCACGCACGACGATGGAAGAGATCCTTGCGGACATTCTGAAGCTCGATACGTCGAAGTGGACGCTGGCCGAGCAGCGCCGCATCGGCAAAGCGCTGAAGTCGCTCGGGTGGGTGCGCAAGCGCGAGTCGACCGGATCGCGCGGTTGGTACTACGTGAAGGAAGAGCAAGAGCCGGAAGCCGAGCGCGAACTGGTCGCAGCGGGTGATGACGACAGTCCGCTTTGATTGCGTGGCGCGCGGTGCCTGCACGGTAAGCGCGCCGCGTGCCCCGTCTTGGCGCGCTGTGGACGTCCCATGTCCCAACGTCCCAAGGCGCGGTCTCGGGCGCGGGTGCGGGGGCGCGACATGCACGACGTGAGTGGCGCATGTCGCGCATGTCGCGGGCGCGCACCCCCACAAGCCTTTTCCCTTGGGACATTGAGACATTAGGACGAGTAGGAGAGAGTGATGATCGATTTGAAAGAGCGGGTGGGCGTTGCGATGAGCGTTCGTGGTCAGTTCACCGACCCGATTGCCGATCCTAAAGTTACTTTGGGTGCGCTCGCCTTTGCGAACGATCTCGGGAGCCTGCTGGCCCGAATCAAGGCCGGGCCGCTGCCGACGCCTGCGATGATTCGACGCGCAACGTTGCTGTTGGCGCAGATGATTCGGACGTCGGGCCGATTCAAGCGGGCGCGGTTCACGGGTCTGTCGCGCGACGAGCGTCGCGAGCAACGTGCGGGGCACGCTGTCGAGCGTTCGAAGGTCGACATCGTCGAGCGCTTCGCCCTGCGGTTGCTAGACGAGTGGGTGAATGATCAGTGTGTCGAGTGCGAAGGGCGTGGCGTCGTGCGTCGCGCGCGTGCCGTCACGACATCAACGCACGCGTGTGATGTATGCGGGGGCAGCGGGAAGGTGTGTGTATCGGAGGAGCGTATCCCGTTCTTCGAAGGGCGTAACGGGCCGCTGGTCTTTCGGGAATACGAACCATGCGACGACTGCGGCGGGATGGGGCGGATCGCTGCGTCGCCGGCTTCGGATGCGAAGGGTCGGCACATCTGCCCGGACTGTTCCGGTTCCGGCAAGCGGCAGATCGACGCCGCTGGCCGGGCGCACGCACTCGGTGTATCACTCGACGAGTATCGGAAGAACTGGTCGTGGCGCTTCCACGACATGCTCGCGCTGCTGGATACGGTCGATGGATCGGTGTACGACACATTGCGTCGACAATTGCGAGGATGAAACGTATTCCATTTCAAGAGCGGATCGCGTAAACTTTGCACATCCTTTACCGCGTCACTGGATAAATGAGCGACCGCATACTCGTGTCGCAACCTTCGCCCGACAGGCGTACTGAATCGCGGGAGCGCCGCGACCAACAACGATAACTGTCTGTCGGGATCTGTTGGGAGGGCGTTCGCCCTTACGAAATGAATATCGAAGCCCTGAGTGCGAAAGCCCTCAGGGCTTTTTGCATTGGAGCGCGAAATGCGAACAAGCTCTGTAGATGGCTCGGCGGTCGCAATTGTTGGCGAGCAGATCGCGGCGGCCGTCGACGAGGCGGCTCGGAATGACCCGCATTCGTGCGGCTTTGCGGAAGGGGAAGAGGTAGACGCGCTTAGGGCGCTGTCGGCGGCACTGAGCGCGTCGGAAGATTTCAACAGGACGGTGTCAGCCGTCTTGGCCGCCCCTCATTTGGGCGTGAAAGTCGTCGCCATCGCAATCGTCGATTGCACTTCATCGATATAGGTTTCCCGCCATTCGCGCCAGACCGGAAGGTTCTCTGCGGAATTCGTCATCGCTTTTGCGATGCCGGCAAGGAATTCGTGTGCGTCGGGTCGCTGCGCTGCGACTGCTGATAGCAGTGTGGCGGTGAGACTCCGGTGGGCGACTAGGCGGCATTGCAGTTCGTCTAGCTTTTGCTTCGTATTCTCGTCGGTCATAGCTTGCTGGTGTTGGTTGGCCCGCCGGCATTGTCGCATGACGCGCCAAACTGGCCGTCGGGCTAAGGCCGGGCAGGGCCGCAGCTCGATTTTGGTGCGATCTCTCGGGTCTGCCTACTTTTTGAGCAGGCGGGGACCCTCTGGGCATCGCCATACGCGGGGGCTCGCACCCGCGTTTTTTCTCTACTGGCGAGTCTCCATAGGGGGTCATATTCATGCCGACTCAGCAGCAGATCGCTGACCATCTCCACCTTGACCAGTCGGCCGTTTCGCGGTTCGTCGACAAGGTCCGGCTCGATTACCGCGCGGTGTCGATCGACGAGATCCGCATCGCCTACATCCGGCACCTGCGCGAAGTTGCGGCCGGTCGCTCCAGCGAGACCGGGATCGATCTCGTCGCCGAGCGAGCGATGACGGAGCGCGTCGATCGCGAGATCAAGCTGCTGACGCTGGCAGAGAAGAAGGGGCAGCTCGTCAATGCGGCGCAGCTCGAACAGGCTTACGGCCTGATGGTCGGCGCATTTCAAACGGAGCTGCTGTCGCTGTCCGACAAGCTGGTGCAGGAGCTGCGCACGCTATACGGCGTCGAGGTGGACGTCGAATGGTTGAACGAGCACATATATGGATGCCTTGAGCAGCTTTCTGAATACGACCCAGACAGTCCACGCGGTGATTCGCCGGATCGCGAAGATGCTGCGTCCGCCGGAGCGGATTGGGACGACGGATTGGTCGCGCAAGCATCGTAGGTTGAGCGCGAAGGGATCGGCCAGTCCCGGCCGGTATAACCCGAACATCACGCCGTGGGTGTTCGGCATGCACGAAGCGCTGGACGATCCGACCGTGCAGAAGGTCGTGTGCATGAAGTCGGCGCAGGTCGCGTGGACTGATGGCGTGCTGCTGAACTACATTGGCAGGCGGATCGACGTTGACCCATGCCCAATGATCGTCATGTTCCCGAAAGAGAAGACGGCGAAGAAGTTCAACCTGGAGAAGTTCGAGCCGATGGTCGAGGTGACGCCTCGGCTGTCGGCGAGATTGCCGGTTCACGCGGCCCGCGACAAAAACAACCTGTGGGATCACAAGACGTTCGCGCGCGGCTTCCTCAAGTTCATCACGTCGAACGCGCCGGACGAAGTGAAATCGACGCCAGCCCCGGTCGTCGCGGTCGAGGAACCGGACGACGCGAACACGAACGTGCGTGAACAGGGCGATTCGATCACGCTGCTGGAGGAACGGAACAAGAGCTACTCCGCCCGGCGACGCAAGATGATCTTGGGCGGCACGCCGACCATCGACGGCCTGTCGCGCATCCAGCAGGCTTACGCGGCATCGGATCAGCGCGTGTATCTGGTGCCGTGCCCTGATTGTGACGAGGAGCATGAGCTGGCGTGGGAAAACGTCACGTGGAGCGATGGCGCCGAAGTCGTACATGAGGTCTACGGCCGCGCACAACCGGAGACGGCCCGGTACACCTGCCCGCATTGCGGCTCGTTGTGGGACGACGCCACGCGTATTCGCGCGGTACGTCGCGGGCGATGGGTTGCGACGGCACCGTTTCACGGCGTTGCTGGCTTCCGCATCAACGAGCTGGTGTCGCCGTTTCCCGGCTCGAACATGGCCGAGCTGGTCAAGAAGTGGCTGACGGCCGACAAGGCGCTGCGCGAGGGCGACGATACGAAGATGCGTTCGTTCGTGAACAACTCGCAGGGCCGGGCCTACAAATACAAGACCGATCTGCCCGAGCTGGACGTGCTCGCGCAACGTGCGCTGCCATACGCGGAGCTGACGGTGCCGCTCGGCGGTCTGGTGTTGACGCTCGGCGTCGACGTGCAACACGACCGGCTCGCGATCGTCCTGCGTGCATGGGGACGCAGCGAGGAAAGCTGGCTCATCGCGTGGGGCGAGATCTACGGCAACGTGACGGAGCAGCAGCAAGACCCGATGACAGGCGGGGTATGGGGCGCGTTGACGATGCTGCTGTCGCACGCATACCGGCATGAGAACGGCTGGTTGCTGCGTGTACGTGCAACGTCGATCGACTCGTCGGACGGTGCAACTTCGGATGCGGTTTACAAGTATGTGCGTGCGGCGCAGCACGCGGGTTACAACGTCATGGCAGTCAAGGGCAGCAGCAACGTCGACGCGGAGATCTTCAGCGTGCCGAAGGCGTCGATCGACTCGACGCGCAACAACAGCAAGGCCGCGAAGTACGGGCTGCGGCCGTACATGGTCGGCGTGAGCCGCGCGAAGGATTTGATCCTCGAAAACCGGCTGAAGCTCGAAGGCGACGGGCCGGGCCGCATGCACTGGTATAGCGGCGTGCGCGGCGACTACCTGTCGCAGCTCACGGCGGAGGTCAAGGTTCCGGGGCCGCGTGGCGGTAAGCGCGTGTGGAAGAAGATCAGTCCGCGCAACGAGGCGCTGGACTGCGAAGGGTACGCGCTGCACGCGGCCCGCAGCGTGAAGGTCCACCTGATGACCGAGGCGCATTGGCAGGTCGAGCAGCATCGTGCATCGCAGGTCACTCTGTTCGATGCGGTTCCGGTGCTGGAGGCGTTGCCGGCGGCACTGCCGGTCGAAGTGCCGCCGGATCCGCCGGACGAGCCCGAGATTATCGAGACGCCGCGGCCGTTGCCGCAGGTAGTAAAACCCACCGAAACCCCGCCCCCGAGCGGGGTTTCGCGCATTCAGGGGCGTCGTGTTGGTCGCTCGACGTACCTGAAGCGGCGCTAAACGAGGGAATGGCATGGCATACACAAAACAGGATCTGCAGAACATCCAGTCTGCAATCGCGAAGGGCGAGCTGGAAGTCCAGTATGCCGACCGGCGCGTGAAATATCGCTCGATCGGCGAGCTGCGCGAGGCACGCACCGAGATCATTCGCGACCTGAACGGCGCGGCCGGGCGTTCGTCGATCGTCCGGATCCGCCACGCCGGCAAGGGGGTGCGATGAAGCGCGGCTTTCCGTCACTCGCGCGGCGCGGATTCGTGGTGCCGACGCGACTGAAGGCGGCGGCGTATGAGTCGGCGAGCACGACGGGCGCACGGGCGAAGTCGTGGCGTGCGTCGAGCGCGGGACCGAACGCGGCGGCGGCGCAAAACCTGCCGCTGCTGCGCTCGCGCGCGCGCGACGCGATCCGCAACGATCCGTGGGCGAAAACGGCGATCGCACGGCTCGTATCGAACACGATCGGGAACGGCATCCAAGCTCACCCGCAGCATCCGAACGACGCGGTTCGCAAGATGCAAAAGCAACTTTGGGAGGATAGCTGCGAGGAGATCGACGCGGACGATGTGTTCGACATGGCGGGCGTGCAGACGCTTGCCGCACGGGCGTTCTTCAGTGACGGCGAGGTACTGGTGCGTCGCCAGTTCCGCAGTCCGAGCGAAGGTTTGGCGGTTCCCATGCAGATCCGGCTTCTCGAAGGCGATCTACTGCCTATGGAGAAGAACGAGGTCGTGCCGGGCGGGGGCGAGATCGTCAACGGCGTCGAGTTCAATGCGGACGGTCGACGTGTTGCGTATCACCTGCTGCAGCGTCACCCCGGCGAGTACGGGCGCGTGTCGACGAGCAACCTGCAGACCGTGCGCGTGCCGGCTGACGAAATCGCGCACGTTTTCCTCGCGCTTCGGCCCGGCCAGGTGCGCGGCGTCCCGGAGCTGTCGACCGTGCTGCTTCGGCTCAAGTCGCTGGACAACTTCGACGACGCAGTGCTGTTCCGGCAGGAGGTCAGCAACCTCTTTGCCGGGTTTATCACGAAGCCGCCGAGCGAGCCGGGCTTACCGGGGGATCCCGTTACGGGCGGGGAAATGCAGTACGACGTCGACGGGTTCTCGCCGGTCGTTTCGCTCGAACCTGGAAGCATGCAGGAACTGGCACCGGGCGAGGACGTCAAGTTCGCCGAGCCGCCGGGCGCGGGTACGGACTACGGGCCGTTCATGCGACAGCAACTGATGGCGGCTGCGGCTTCGGTCGGCATGCCGTACGAAGTCATGACGGGCGATCTGCGCGACGTGAGCGATCGCGTGCTGCGGGTGATCCTGAACGAGTTCCGGCGGTCGATCGAGCAGATCCAGTGGAACGTGTTCATTCACCAGTTTTGCCGGAAGGTATGGCGCTGGTGGGTCGATGCTTGCGCGCTGTCGGGCGCGATGCCGATGGCGGACTACTACCGACGCCGTCGCGACTATCTGCGAGTGCGGTGGGTGCCGCAGGGCTGGCCGTATATCCACCCGGTGCAGGACGTCACGGCGAAGCGGATGGAGATCCGCTCCGGACTCGCGAGCCGGACAGGTGCCGTGCTGTCGCGCGGCGACGATCCGGAGCAGGTCGACAACGAGAACGCGGCCGACCTTGCGCGCGAGCGCCGGCTCGGCATTCGGTATGACACGCTCGAACCGCTCGACGGTATGGGCGATCTTTCAAATGGGGAGGGCGAATGAAAGGGAAGAAGCGCTGGTGGGACATCCGCGCGCAGGCGAACGGGGCCGGCGATCAGGTTGCCGAGATCCGGATCTACGGCGACATCGGCTTTTGGGGCACGGACGGGGAACTGTTCGCATCGACACTCGATGAGGTCGCCGCGACGGCGACGTCGATCGTCGTTGCCGTCAATTCGATGGGTGGCGACGTGTTCGATGCGTTCACGATCTACAACGCGTTGCGCCGGCATGCCGGCAAGGTGACCGGCCGTGTCGACGGCGTTGCAGCGTCGGCTGCATCGCTGATTCTGATGGCGTGCGACGAAATCGTGATGCCGTCGAATGCGATGCTGATGATCCACAACCCGCATACGGTCGCGGCCGGTGAGGCGACCGACCTTCGCAAGCTCGCAGACCTGCTCGACAGCACGTCGGACAACATGCTCGCGGCTTATGTGGAGCGTAGCGGTCGATCGCACGACGAGGTACGGGCCATCATGGACGCAGAGACCTGGCTCACCGCAGCTCAGGCGCAGGAGCAAGGATTCTGCGACGCGATCGCCGAGCCGATCCGTATCGCCGCGTACGCGGGCGCAGCGCGACACGTCGCGCGTTTCTCAGCCGTACCGGATCCGATCCGCGCGATGCTCACCGACGACGTCGAGCCGCCGCCGGTCCCCGCACCGCAGCCGCAGCCGGCACCGCAGGCCGGGCCGGATGTTGCGGCGCTGGCGTCGCACGTGTACGCGGCGTGCCGTGACGCGAAGATCGAGCACTGTGCCGAAGGCATTGTGCTGGCGACGGGTCTGCGTGACCGCGCGACTGTCGACGCTGCGATCCGAAGCGCACAGGACATTGCCGGCATCTGTCTGGCCGCGAGCCTGACCGAGCTGACGGCCGGCTTTGTCGCGGATGGTCTGACGCCCGATCAGGTTCGTGCGCGGCTGTTCGAGCGCGTAACGGCGTCGCAGAAGCCGATCAACCATCGCTCTGTCCCGGCCGCGCAGCAAGACGCGCCCGTGGTCGCGAATGCGCCGCGCGCGGCGTCCATCTACGCGGCTCGCAAGAGCGGCAAGTAACTTTGACGTAACCCGAGGAGGGAAAACTCATGTCGAACGTGAAGCAACAAGGTGTGTTGACGGCCGAATTTCTGGTGTCGGAGGGCGAAGGGCAGATCTCGCGCGATCGCATCGTCGTCAAAGCCGGGGCGGCGCTGCCGGCCGGGCAGGTTCTCGGCCTGACGAGTACCGGCGAGTACGCGCCGTACGACAACGCGGCTAACGACGGTTCGGAAGTCGCCGCCGGGGTGCTCTATGCGGCGCTGCCGGCGTCGGACGCGCCGCGTCCGGCAACCGGCATCGTGCGGCTCGCCGAGGTGGCCGGTGCGCTCTTGACGGGGCTCGACGTTACCGGCCGCGGTGATCTCGCCGAGCGCCACGTGATCGTCCGCTGACCGGAGCCAGCGCGATTCAAGGCCACGCAGCACGCGTGGCCTTTTTTGTATCCATTTCATGTTGGAGGTTGTATGGCGGACATCGCCCTGTTTCAAGACGACGCGTTCTCGCTGTCGTCCCTCAGTGCTGCGATCAACGAGCAGCCGTATGTGCCGGGCCGCATCGGTACGCTCGGCCTGTTCGAAGAGGACGGGATCACGACGACGACGGTGCAGATCGAGCGCGACGGCGACACGCTGTCGCTCGTCGCGGCAGGCCAGCGTGGTGCACCGGCCGCCGTTGTCGCGGGCAGCAAGCGCAGCATGATCCCGTTCAATACGGTGCACCTGCCGCAGCGCGCAGTGATCATGGCCGACGAAATCGCGAACCTGCGTGCGTTTGGTTCCGAAACGGAGCTGGAAGCGATGCAGACGGTCGTGAATCGCCGGCTCGCGAAGATGCGCCGGCAACTCGATGCGACGCACGAGTTCCACCGCATCGGCGCAATCAAGGGCGCGGTGCTCGATGCGGACGGAAAGACGGTCCTGATCGACCTGCTCAAATACTTCGGCATCGAGCAGACGGTGATTCCGTTCGAGCTGTCGACCGCGACGATCGAGATTCGCCAGAAGTGCGTCGAGGTGCAGGATGCGATCGAAGACGCGCTGGGCGCGATGACGTACACGGGCGTGCGCGTGCTGTGCGGGCGCGAGTTCTGGAACAAGCTGATCGTCGCGAAGTCGGTGAAGGAAACGTATCTCGCGTCGGTAATGGCCGCGCAGCTGCGCGGCGACGCGCGCGACGCGTTCGACTTCGGCGGCTGCACGTTCGAACGGTATCGCGGGCGCGTGGGTGACGTCGGCTATGTGGCGGACGACGAAGCGCACGCCGTGCCGGAGGGCGTGGCCGAGCTGTTCATCACTCGCTTTGCGCCGGCAGACTACGTCGAAGCGGTCAACACGACGGGCCTGCCGTACTACGCGAAGCAAGAGCTGATGGACTTCGGCAAGGGCGTCGAGATCGAGGCGCAATCGAACCCGATCCATCTGTGCACGCGCCCGAAGGCGCTCATCAAGCTGAAGGCGTGACGTGGCGTTCCGGGATCTGATCTCGGACGTCGACGCAGCGGTGCTACGCGACCTGGGAGACGCGGATATCACGATCGACGGCCGGTCAGTCGAAGGGATGTTCGCGTCGCCCTGGCTCGGGCCGGATCTCGGCGGCCAGCGCACACAGCTCGTCGCGCCGGTATTCCACCTCCGCGACCGCGACGCTGCTGCAGTTCGGCAGGGCAGCATCCTGGTCGCGAATGGCGAGCGCTACCGCGTGCTCGAGGCGCATCCGGACGGCACCGGCTGGACCGTCCTCATTCTCCAGTAGGCGATATGGACGATCTGAAGATCGAAATCGACATCAAAGAGGCGACAGCAGTGTTGCAGGGCTTGTCGCCGTCTGCGATGCAGGCAGCGTGGCGACGGACGTTGCGCAAGACGGCGGGGTGGATCAAGAGCCAGACGGCGAAAGAGGTCGGGGCCGCGACGAAGATCCCGCAGAAGGTCATCCGTCGCCGCCTCTACTTCTTTCTTCGCTCGGCGGACACCGGCAAGGTATGGCTCGGCCTGAACCCAATCGAGGCGCATCGCCTTGGCAATGCGACGAGGACGCGCAAGGGGATGCGAGTCGGTCGCCAGTCGTTCGAGGGCGCGTGGCGACAATCGAAGCGAAAGCCAGACGGACCGATCTACGAGCGGGTCGGCAAGGAGCGGATGCCTTACCGGATGGTGACGGTGGTATGGCAACAATCAGGCGATCCAGCGTTTCGACGTGCAGCCAAGGCGTGCGAGGCTCGGCTGATGGTGATTCTCCGTCAGGAAGTGAACTACGAACTGCAGAAGGTGATGCGCCGTGCTTGAGAACCTGAAAGCGCTACATGAAGCGATTGAGCGCGACATGCGCGTGAAGCTGCCGACGATCAAGCGCATCGAGGCATACCCGCGTCTCGGTCAGAAAATCGAAACACCATTGATCGCGATCGAGCTGAACGAGTTCGAGCCCGGTCACGACGATGGCACGGGCGACGTGGCGCTGATCGCGCGCATGCAGGCCCGTGTCGTGTTCGATCCGATCGACGACGGGGCCGAGCTGGCCGTGCGCGAGGTTGCCGCACGTGTCGCGATGGTGGTGCACGGGAACACGTGGGAACTGCCGATCACGCCGGGCAAGGTCGTACAGGTAGCGGAGGATCCGTTCCGGCCGCAGTTGGATACGTACTGCGTCTGGCTCGTCGAATGGACGCACGAATTCGGCCTCGGCATCGAGCTGGACGAGATCCCGGACGGTCGATCAGTCGTGTGGGGCGTTGATCCGGGCACCGGCCTTGGCAATGAAGGTCAGTATTGGGATCCGGCGGACGTGGGAGGCGGCGAACCATGAGCGACTACGAGCTGGGGGAGATCGATCGCCGCATGGCGTGCATGGTGCAGCACGGGACTGTCGAGACCGTCTCCTATCAGCCGCCGCAGTGTCGTGTGCGGATCGGCGATTGGGTCAGCGACTGGATGCCGTGGAAGACGGCCGCGGCGGGCGTGGTTCGCTTCTGGCGTCCGCCGTCTGTTGGCGAGCAGGCGTCGATGTTCGCGCCGTCCGGCGATCTGGCGGGCGCGTATGCGGCTCCGGGGTATTACTCGGATCAGCATGGTGGCTCGGCGCGGTCCAATCCGAACGAGACCGCGTGGGACTACCCGGATGGGGCATCGGAAGTCTATGACCACGAGAAGCACGAGTACCGCGTCGACGTGCCGGCAGGCGGGCGCATTGTGTTCCGTATCGGCGCAACGGAGCTGGAACTGCGCGCCGATGGCGTGACGTTGCGCACGCAGCGATTGCTTGGCGACGTTCCCGATTCGACATTCACGGGCAACACGACGACCGAGAAACTGTTGACGTTCAACGGCGGGATGCAGGGCAAGGGCGGCGGTGACGGTGGCCCTGCCGTCCAGGTTGAGGGCGGAGCGCGTTACACGGACGACGTCGAGATCGGCGGTAAGTCGTTCCTCAAGCATTCACACATGGAAGAGGGTGACGGTGCGCCCGTGTCGCCGCCGCTGTAACGCACACATTCGCAAAGTTGCTTTGCCCCGCTTCGGCGGGGTTTTGTTTTTGAGGGAATCACCATGGCAAAAGACACTCCGCAGGCCGTTACTCGGGCCGCTTCGTCCGTCGCGCGATTTCTCGATACGCGGTTCCGTAGTCGCGTGATCGTGTTCCCGAGCGGCGATGTCGTGCACGTTCTTTCGGGCGAAGCGATCGCACGAACGGAAGTACAGATCGAATACCTCGACGCGCATCCGGACTTCAAGCGGCTTGAGGAGCGCGGATGAGTCGGCCCGGTGCGCTCGTCGGCATGGACCGATGGACGGGTGCGCCGATCAGCGGCGTCGCGCACCTGAAGCAGAGTCTCGGCGACATCCTCAGCACGCGCAAGGGTACTCGGCGAGAGCTGCCTGACTACGGTTCGGACATCCCATTGATGGTCGATCTTCCGATCACGCGCGGATGGATATCAGCGGCTCAGGCCGAAGCCGCACGCGCGATCGGGCGATGGGAGCCGCGAATCAAGCTCGCTCAGGTCAAGGTGCTGTCGATCATCGACGGCAAACCAACGTTCGCGATTCGCGGTGAGTACGACGGTACGGCCGTCGAAATCGAGGTACCAACATGACGATCATCGATCTCGCTTCGCTGGACCCGCCTGATCTTGTCGAGGTGCTCGACTTCGAGGCGGCGTTCCAGATGAAGCTGGAGTATTTCAAATCGATCTATCCCGATTGGACGGCGGTGCTGAAGTCGGATCCTGTCGTCAAGCTGATTGAGCTTGCGGCATACGACGAAATTCGCGCCGCGTCGCGCGTGAACGACGCAGCCCGCGCCGTGATGCTGGCGTTCTCGACCGGAGCCGACCTGGAGCATCTGGCGGTGCTGCTGGATACGGAGCGAGCAGTGGTCGACCCCGGCGATCCGGACGCAAATCCGCCAATCGAGCGGCGCATGGAATCGGACGACCGGCTGAAGTTGCGCACGCAGATGTCGATGGAGCGTGCGACTGTCGCCGGGCCATTCGCGGCATACCGTGCGTTTGCGATGGATGCATCGGCCGACGTCCTCGATGTCGCCGTTGATCGCCCTGAAGCCGGCACCGTACGGCTCACGATCATGTCCGCACGCGGCGACGGTGTACCGGATCAGGCGCTGCTCGATCTGGTCCGCTCGAAGGTTTCGCCCGAGACAGTTCGCCCGCTAAACGACACGGTACTTGTCGAGCCGGCGATCAAGATCGAGTACGCAATCGACGGGGTGATCTACGTCGGCAGCGGCCCGGATCCGAACATTGTGCTCGACGCACGACGCAAGGCGCTTGACGGCGTGGTGGCGAAGTCACGACGGCTTCGTGCGGGTATGCCGCGAACTGCAATCGAGGGCGCCCTGCACGCGCCGGATAGCGGCGTCACGCGCATTGAGTTGAGTTCGCCGGCCGCTGACGTTCTGTGCGGCCCGCGCCAATTTTCGCTCTGCACGAGCATCAACCTGGAGGTGAAGGCTGATGACGCATGAGCCACTTCTACCATCCAACCAGACGCCGCTCGAGGCGGCACTTGCGCGAGTCATGCGGCCGAGCGTCGATCCCGAGATCTTGCGTACGTTGTGGGACGCGGATCGTTGTCCGACCGCATGGTTGCCTTGGCTCGCATGGGCGCTCGCGGTCGACGGTTGGGAACTGGCGGAGTCCGAAGACGCGCGGCGAGCGCTGGTGAAGGGATCGATGGCACTGCACCGGAAAAAGGGGACGCCGTGGGCGGTGCGGGAGGTGATTCGGCGGCTCGGCTTCGGCGAGGTAACCATTATCGAGGGGCGCAGCGGTCGACGACGTAACGGTTCGTTCGTTCGCAACGGTGATCAGCTGCACGGGAAGGCGAGCGCATGGGCCGAGTACATCGTGAAACTTGGTGTTCCGATTACCCGTGATCAAGCAGACAAGCTTTGGCAGGCGATCGAGCGCTACGCGCCCGCGCGCAGCAAGCTGGCGGCGCTCGACTATGCGGCAGTGCCGATCCGGCATAACGGCGTAGCACATCGAGACGGGCAATACACAAGAGGGAGTATCACTACATGACGAACCTGATTGAGATCGAGCGATGGGAGGATGGCATCTACCAGCTCGAAACGTCGGACGCCGTTGTTGGCGGTCCGGACGGAATCGACAATCTGCAGGCGAAGCAACTCGCGAATCGGACGCGGTACCTTAAAAGGGCGATCGAGGCGCGTCAAAGTGACTTTGACGCGCACGTTGCGGCAGTCGATCCGCATCCGCAGTATGCGACGCACGCAGACCTTGCAGAGAAGGTCGCTGCGCTTGTTGCGCAATCGCCCGAGGCGCTCGACACACTGAGCGAGCTTGCGAAGGCGCTCGGAAACGATCCGAATTTCGCGACAACCATCACGACCGAGCTGGCGACGAGGGCGCCAATCGATTCGCCGGTATTCACTGGCATGCCAAAGACGTCCACGCCTGCTCAGTTTGATAGCAGTGACAGGCTCGCGCCGACTGGATTTGTGCAGCGTGCGCTCGGCAATATGCAGATCGGCACACGGATTCAGTCGGCCGCAAATGCCATTCTCTCGGCATCTCACGCGGGCGGTTTTTATACGCTCGAAGTTGCGTCCACGACTTACACGCTCCCGTCGCTTGCGTCTGTAAAGCCCGGCGCGACGTTCGAATTTCTGGCGACGGTAAACGCCGCTACGGTCGCGACGGCAGGGGCCGACAAGATGATGACCGGTTCGCTTGTATCGTCGTCGACGTGCGTGCTGAACAACGGCGATACGGCGAAATATGTATCGGTCGGCACGTATTGGGTGCTTGTCGGCGGATCGGCCGCGTTGCGCCTGTCGCTGGGTGATTTCGGCTCGTCGCTGGGCAGCAGCGGTTATCAAAAGTCTCCGAATGGACAGATTGTCCAGTGGGGAAACACCACAACGGCGGGCGGAACTGGTGCGACGCTTGGGCCAGTCACTTCGAATTTTCCGATTGCCTTCCCTAATGGTTGCGTATTCGCTATTGGGGCTTTGGCGAACGGCGGAACGTCGGCCGGATGGGCTGGTATTTCCGCATGGGTATCGTCTTACGGACAGTCTCAGATTTCGGTGTCGGCTTGTCTCCCGTCCGGAGTTACATCTTCCGGTGTGACGGTCGGCTGGATCGCTTTCGGGCGCTAAGGAACAAATGATGGGTCAAAAATTCGCAGCCTTCGACGCCCAAGGCCATATCACGGCGTTCTATGACTCTGTCGACAGCCCGGCTCCGGCGGATGTGAAGGTAGTTGATATATCTGACGACGAGTGGCGTGCAGCCCTCGAAGCGTCGACACATGGAATGCGCGCGACGCTCGATGAAAGGAGGCGCGTCGTGTTTGTCGAGCCGCCCGCACCGACGCGATCCGAGGTCGCGACCGCGAAGCGCGCCGAGCGAGATGCGGCGCTGCATGCGACCGACTGGCTTGTCTCCCGACACCAAGATGAGCAATTGCTTGGCGATGGAACAACCCTCACGGCGGATCAATTTGCGGTGCTGTTGCGTTATCGACAGTCGCTGCGGGAAGCCAGCGATTTACCGGGCTGGCCGTATACGGAGTTGCCGTCCCCACCACTGTTCGCGACTGCCCAGCCCAAGGCGACGGCGTAACCGACTTTCGATTCATCCTTATCTGAGGCCGCTCAAATCGAGCGGCCTTTCTTATTTGTAGCTTCTCGGAGATCTGAATGGCTGCTACTTCTTTCTATCACGGCGTGACGACCGTGTTGGTCGACACGGGGCCGCGCACGATCGCGGTGCCGTCGACGTCCGTTGTCGGCATTGCCGATACTTACACGCCGGGTGCGGGTCTCGTCGCGCCGAACGTGCCCGTGCGGATCACGAGCGAATACGACGCGGTCGCGGCGTTTGGCGAGTCCAGCGCAATCACGCGCGCGATTCAGGGCATCTACAAGCAGAGTAAGACCGTCATGGTGGCGGTCGGTGTCCCGGCCGATCAGACCGACGCCGAGCTGACGTCCGCAATCATCGGTGGCGTGTCGGCAGGTGGCGTGCGCACCGGCATGCAGGCGCTGCTCGATGGCAAATCGCTGTTCGACCTGAAGCCGCGGCTACTGATCGCGCCGGGCCACACGGCCAAGCAACCGGTCGCGACAGCGGCCGACGAGCTGGCCGCGAAGCTGCGCGCAATCGCGATCCTCGACGGGCCGAACAAGACCGATGAAGACGCGATCGCGTACGCGAAGAACTTCGGCAGCAAGCGGCTGTATCTCGTCGATCCCGGCGTGCGCTATTGGGACACGGCGAAGAACGCGGACGTCGACGCCCCGGCATCTGCGTACGCTGCGGGCCTGTTTTGCCAGACGGACGCGGCGATCGGTTTCTGGGCGTCGCCATCGAACAAGGAGATCGTCGGGATCAGCGGCACGAAACGGCCGATCGAATTTCTCGACGGCGACGAGACGTGCCGCGCGAACCTCCTGAACAACTCGTTCATCACGACGATCATCCGCGACGGCGGGTATCGCCTGTGGGGCAACCGCACGCTGTCGGCGGATCCGAAGTGGTCGTTCGTGACACGGGTGCGCACGCTCGACATCGTGATGGACGCGGTGCAGGCCGGGCACAAGTGGGCCGTCGACCGCGGTATCACGGCGACGTACGTGAAGGACGTCACCGAAGGGCTGCGAGCGTTCATGCGCGATCTGCGTATGCAGGGCGCGGTGATCAACTTCGAGGTGTACCCGGACCCGAAGCTCAATTCGGCTTCGCAGCTCGAGCAGGGCAAGGTGTACTGGAACATTCGCTTCACGGACGTTCCGCCGGCAGAAAACCCGATCTTCCGCTTCGAGGTCACGAACGAGTGGCTGACGGAAGTTCTCGACACGCAATCGTAAGAGGTCACGCATGGTTCCGGAAACTCTGAACAACATGGCGCTGTACGTCGACGGGCGCGGCTTTGCCGGCCGTGCGCCCGAACTGAGCCCGCCGAAGCTGAAGATCAAGACGGAGGACTACCGCGCAGGCGGCATGGACGCACCCATCAAGATCGACCAGGGCATGGAAGGCTTGCAGGCCGCGTTCTCGATGGGCAGCGTCGAGCGCGACGTGCTGAAATTCTTCGGCCTGGCCGACAACAACGCATTTAACGCGACGTTTCGCGGCGCATTCCGCGACACGCGCGGCAAGGTGAAGTCGGTCGCGCTCATCATGCGCGGCATGCTGTCCGAATACGATCCCGGCAGCTGGAAGCCGGGTTCCACGTCGGAACTGAAGTACACGGCCGAGCTGACGTACTACAAGGCCGAGATCGACGGCGCGGTGATCTGTGAGATCGACGTGCTCAACATGATCCGCATCATCGACGGTGTCGACCAGCTCGCCGATGTGCGCAAGGCGCTCGGCATGTAAGTGCGGTGGCCGGTGGCAACGCCGGCAAAGTAACTTTTCGATAACCCGAGGGGCGGTCCGTTGACCGCCCCTTTGTCATTTCTGAGGTGCTGAATGGAAACCGTGAAGATCACGCTGAAGTATCCCGTCTCGTTCGACGGTGTCGTGCGCAACGAGCTGGTGATGCGCCGCCCGAAGGTGCGCGACATGCGTACCGCGAGCAAGCAGGCGCAGGGCGACGACGAACTGCGCGAGATCGTGCTGTTCGCGACGCTCGCCGAGGTCGCTCCTGACGATATCGAAGCAATGGACATGGTCGATTACGACGCCATGCAGCGTGCGTACGAATCCTTTCGATCCGTTCGTCCGGCTCCCAATCGAGACGGTAAAGGCGCTGGCTCGACGGATGATGAAGGAGTACGGAGCGCAGCCGCAGTCGGTTGAAGACATGACGATCGACGAATTGTTGTGGTGGCTGACGGATTGAGCGAGGACAGACATGGCACGCGATATTGCACTTGGCATCGTCATCGGCGGTGCGGTGTCGGCAACGCTCGGTAAGGCGTTTGCCGATACGAATTCGAAGATCGTCGGGCTGCGCAAGACTGCGAGCGAGCGCGGCATGTGGCAGCGGCAGATCGGCGAGACGATCAAGCTGCAGGAGGAGTTCCGCCGTCTGCATCTTGCCGGCGACAGCGCGGCTGACGGGATTCGGCGCAAGCTGGACAACAATGTCCGTGCGCTGCGTGACGCGGGGTTCGAGGTCGACCGGCTTGATCGCGCATATGCCCGGCTCGGCCGGACGGTGCGCGGACTGGAACTGAAGGCCGCCGGTCATGAACGACTGGCGGCCGGTCGCGAAGGCATGAGCAGCGCGGCGGGTGATGCGGTGAAGCTCGGTGCGGCCATCGCCGTGCCGACCGCGGTGTCGGCCCAGTATCAGGCAATCATCCGGGACATTGCCATCAAGGCCGGCATCGCGCGCACCGAGCAGGAGCGCACGATGTCCGAGCGCATCCGTCGCGACGCGCTGTCGAACGGAATGGGTCGCAATGAGTTGGCCGACGCCGTCAACCAGATGGTCGCGGCCGGGATGGACGTCGATCGGGCGCTGAACTTCGGCCCGGCCGTCGCGAAATTCTCGGTAGGCCAGGGAGCGTCGAGTGTCGAGACGGCGCAGATGATCCAGGCGCTGCAACAGAACGCGAACATCGCGGATCCCAAGGCGATGATGAAAGCGCTCGAGGCGATCGCGTATCTCGGCAAGGAAGGTTCGTTCGAGTCCGTCGACATGGCCCGGTGGTTCCCGGTGCTGCTTGCCGAAATGAAGAAGATCGGCATCACGGGGCAGGACTCCGTGACGCAACTCGGCGCGATGCTGCAGGTTCAGATGAAGACCGCCGGCAACGCCGACGAGGCGGCGAACAACCTCAAGAACTGGTTCTCGAAGATCGGTTCTGGCGAGACCGAGCGCAACTACAAGAAGGCCGGCGTCGATTACGAAGGGAAGATGAAGGAGGCGATCGGCAAGGGCTGGTCGACGCTGGAGGCTTCGTTCGTGCTCGCTCGGGCGTACATCGAGCGCGTCGATCCGAAGAAGGCTGCGCAGCTCGCAGCGGTGGCGAAGCAGCTCAACAGCGAGCTGGATCCCGCCAAGCGTCAGGCGCAGATGCGAGCCTTCGAGGACACGATGAAGACCGGCGACCTGTTCAACGACATGCAGGTCAAAGCGGCGCTGACGGCCTACATGCAGAACGCCGATCTGTATCAGAAGCTCAAGCGCAACGCAGCGGACGCCAATGGCGAGATCGACAAGGATCTCGCCGATCGCCGCGCAACGTCGAAGCAGATCTGGAGCGAGGTTGTCCAGCAGTGGGACGACGCGATGCGCAGTATCGGCGATGCGCTGCGACCCGTGACCGATCTTGCCGGGAAGGTTGCGAAACGGACTGGCGAAACGGTGCAGCGCGCGTCGGACGCTGCCCCCGGCGCGACGGCGGCAGTCGTCGGCGTCATTGGCACGGCGATCGCCGTTCGCGGCGCACGTGCCGCATGGAGCATGGGACGCGGGGTGCTCGACATTCTGCGCGGCGGTTGGATGGCGCGACGCGGTGGCGGTGGAGCGGCCGGGGGCGGTGCCGCCGGAGGGCGCGTTGGTAAGGCACTCGACGCGTTGAGCGGTGCTGCCGGAGGCGTGCAGCGCGTATTCGTCGTCAACCTGCCGGGTAGCGGTCTTGGCGGCGTTGCCGGGGCCGCAGGTGACTTGCTCGGCGATCTGGCCGGTGGCGGCTCCAGCGGCGGCCGTGTTCCGCGCGGTCGTCTCGGTCGTGTCATCGGTGCGTTTCGGACGGTCGCAGGCCGTTTCGCCCCCTACGCCGGGAAGCTGGCCGTCGCGGGCAGCGTTCTGAAAATCGCATTTGCGGCGAAGGACGCGTATGCGGTCGCGCGCAGCGATCAGCCGACCGCGCGGAAGGCGGAAGGGTACGCGAGCATCGGTGGGTCGCTTGCCGGGGGCGTCGTCGGGGCGAAGCTCGGTGCCGGTATCGGCATGCTCGGCGGCCCGATCGGTGCGGCCATCGGTGGCGTGCTCGGCGGTGCGGTCGGTACGTTTGCCGGTGGAAAGTTACTTGGGGCGATGGCGCGGTGGGCGACGGGTTCGAAGGACGGCGACAGCGACGCGGTGAAGGCGGCCGCGAAGGTGGCGGCCGGCCCGGACTCGCCGCAGTCGCGGCCGTTCAAGGTCGAGCAGCAAAACTCGTTTGCCCCGGTGTTCCACATCAAGGTCGAGGGCGGCACGGACGCGGAGATCGCCGACAAGCTGCTCGCGCGCATCAATCCGCTGATCCAGCGAACCATGAGCGAGTCGATGGACAAGAGCAACCGGTCGGCGATGTTCGATGCGCCGCATCTGTAAGGGGACGGGATGGACTTCATTTCGAGTGTGACGCAGGCGGCAACGCAGGCGAGCATCGCGTCCGAACGCGTGCGGCACGTAGTGCGCGTGTTCGATCGGAATCGCAGCGCGAGCCAGAACACGGTCGACACGCTGACGAAGCTCGCGACGGGGAACCTCACGTCGGCCGCTGACCTGTTGCGCGGCGCGACGAGCATGCTATCGGTGGCCGGAGACCTGAGTCCACAGATCGGCACGGTGATGCGCAGTTTTTCGGCGACGGGCGCTGCCGTCAGCGGCATCGTGAAGATGATCGGCGGCGTCAATCACCCGTTGATCCAGTCGGCCGCGCAGTCGGTCATGGGTGCGTTGGGCGACACGAAAACACGGTTCACCGCGTTGGTCGGCGAGCAGACGGCGGGCGCACTGCAGTCGTTCGCGCAGACGACCGGCCTCAGTTCTGTCCTTTCCGGCCTGTTCGACAGTGCGACGTCTTCCACCCCTCATCTGCTGACGCTATCAACGGATGACGGGGACGCGTTCCACTTCGGACTGTCGACGGCGGCGTTCGACAAGCTGCGGCGCTCGACGCGCTTCAAGATCGCATCGCAGGAACGGCTGAATCGCGAGGAGGCGCAGCAGCCAGTGAGTCAGGGCGGCGACACGATCACGCTTTCAGGCGTCGTGTTTCCGTCGCTCGGTGCCGGTTTCCGCCAGTTGGAAACGCTGCGCGCGATCGGCGCGAAGCTGAAGCCGGTGCAACTGACGGCTGGCACGGGCGACGTGCTCGGGCGCTGGTATCTGCACAGCGTCGACGAAGAGCAGGAGGCGCTGATGTCGGACGGTGCACCGCGCAAGCAAACCTACACCCTGGAGTTTGGCCGCTATGGCGAAGATTTTGCGAACCTCTGACGGGGACATTCTCGACACGCTCTGCTACGCCCATTACGGGACGTTGAAGGGTACCGTCGAGGCTGTGTACGAAGCCAATCCTGGCCTCGCGCGCGAGCTGCAGCCGTTCCGGTCGGGCGTGTTGATCACGATGCCGGATCTCGACACGCCGCGCGACGAACCGATTCAGCTCTGGTCGTGACGGAGGGACGATGCGGGCAATTTTTCAGGTCGTCGCGAACGGCGACGACATCACGCGCGTCATTCAGGACCGCGTGCTGCGGATCCAGACAACCGACAAGCCGGGCCTTGAGGCGGATGAATGCGAGATCGAGCTGGACGACCGGGACGGCAAGGTCCGATTCCCGCCGAAGGGCGCGACGTTGAAGATCTCGTTGGGATGGGAAGGGCAGGGGCTGTCGATGCTTGGCGAGTATGCCATTGACGAGATCGTGCTGCGCGGGCCGCCCGCGACGATCACCATCCGCGGCCGACCAGCCAACATGCGCGCGACGTCGAAGACGCAGCGCAATGGCAGCTGGACGAACGTGAAGCTGGCCGACATCGTCGGCGACGTCGCTCGGCGCAACAAATGGGTGGCCGCGTGTTCGGTCGACGCTGCTGTGCCGCGTGCCGACCAGTTTGGCGAGAGCGACCTGCATTTCATTACGCGTATCGCGCGGCAGTACGGCGCAACGGCGACGGTGAAGGCGGGGAAGCTGATTGTAGGGCCGATCGGCGGCGGCAAGAGCGCGAGCGGCAAGCCGCTGCCGGCGATCACATTGACGCCGGCCGATCTGACGGACTACGAGATCTCGTTTCCTGACCGCGCGAGTTTCGTTGCCGTACGGACGAAGGTGCATGACAAGAAAACGGGGAAGAAGATCGACCTGACGATCCCGAATCCGGACGCACCGCCGGGCGCCGCCGCTGTCCATACCGAGCGCCATGCCTTCGCCAATCCAGAGACCGCGAAGGCCGGTGCGAAGTCGCGTCTGGAGAAGCTGAACCGGCACACCGCGCGCAGCGTGCTGCGCATGAAGGGGCGCACGGACATATCGGCCGAGAAGACCGTGAAGCTGTCGGGGTTCAAGCAGGAGGCGGACGGCGATTTTCTGGTCGATTCCGTCCGGCATACCTATGCCGGTAACGGTTGGGATACGTCGGTGGAGCTGAACGCCGGCAACAAGGGCAAGGCGAAGGTCGGCCATCGCAAGAAGCCGACGAAGAAAGTCGACCTGGTCGTACCGTCGCCGCCGAAGTAACACGCACGTGCATCAATTTCTGACAGCCGCCTCGGGGCAACTCGGGCGGCTTTTTTATTTTCAGCGGGGGTTTGATGGGTGATGAAAAGCAGGAGGGGCTGGCCGTCCAGATCGCGACGTTGACGCAGCAGATGCGGGCCGTTGCGGCAAGTGTCGAGGACATCAAGCGATCGGTGCAGCCGTTCGCGGATCTCGACCGGCGGCTCGCGGAGATGGCGGTGCGGGCGGAAACGGTGCGAGACGACGTCGGACTGTTGTGGAGCCGCTCGCGTGCGGAAGAGCGTGCTCGCGGCGAGCTGGCCGACGAGATCGCCGATGTCGATCGCAAGGTCGATGCGATGAAGAACAAGGCGACGGGCGCGATGTGGGTGCTCGGCGTGTGTCTCGGCGTGGTGCAGACGTTTCTGGTCGGTTCGATCGTCTGGGTCTTCACGCACATCAACGAGGGCGATGCGCTCAACCGACTGCAGCAGCAGCGCATCGATTTACTGGAACAGGCACTGAGCCGGGGAGGGAAGCAATGAACGTAACTGCGAAGATCGACGCGCTGATCGGGCGCGAAGGCGGATTCTCGAACGATCCGAACGATCGAGGCAATTGGTATCTCGGGAAGCTCGAAGGAACCATGTGGGGTGTGACGGCCGCCGAAGCCCGCGCGTACGGATACACGGGGCCGATGTGCGACATGCCGCGCACGACGGCCGTTGCGATCTACGAGTCGCGTTACTGGCGGCGACCGAAGTTCGATCAGGTCGACGCGATCTCGTCGACGCTCGCGGAGAAGCTGTTCGACATCGGCGTGAACACGGGGCCGCCGACCGGCGTCAAGTTCATGCAGCGGGCGCTGAACGTCCTGAACCAGAACGAAAAGACGTTCCCGGACATCGCGGTCGACGGTGGCATCGGCCCGATGACGATCGCGGCGCTGAAGACGTTCCTGCAGCAACGCGGGGCGGACGGCCATCGTGTGCTGTACGGCATGATCGCCGCGCAGCAGTCGGTGTTCTATATCGAGACAGCCGAGCGCCGGCCGGAGAACGAGAAGTTCGAGTACGGCTGGCAACTTAACCGTGCGTTGGGGGTATGACGATGCTGGACATTCTGAAGACTGTTGCGCCGTGGCTGCTTACGGCGCTGACCGGTGGTGTGCCGGGTATCGCGGCGATGGCCGCGTCGACGATCGCGGACAAGCTCGGCTTCGGTGACGGTTCGGTGGACGCCGTGAAGGCGGCGCTGGCCGGCCAGTCGGTGACGCCCGAGCAGCTGCTCGCGTTGAAGCAGGCCGATGCAGACTTCGAGCTGAAGATGCGGCAAGCCGGCTTTTCTCATGCCGAGAGCATGGCGGGCATTCAGGTGCAGGCCGACAAGGTCGCGGCCGACGATCGCGCGAGCGCTCGTCAATACGCGACGGCGGAGCACGACCACACGGCGCGCAACCTCGCCTACATGTACACGGTGGCGTTGTTTGTCGTGATCGGGCTGGAGTTCTATCTGGCGATCGGCGACATCAAGATGCCTGACGTCGTGAAGAGCACGCTCGACACGCTGCTCGGTGTGCTGATCACGATGGTGATCGGTTCGAAGGAGTATTTCTTCGGATCGTCGTCGCGGGCGGACAAGCAGGCGGACCGCATCACGCAGTTCGCCGTGTCGCCGGACATCACGGTCACGGGCGGACCGATTGATCCGAAGATGATCGCGCCGGCTCCGATCGAGCATCGGACGCCATGATGCGCTGAAGAAACAGGGTACGCCGGATCGCGCTGGAGAGGCCCCGCGTTCCGGCTGCTGATTCGAGAATCAACCAAAGCCCTGGCCGTCATCGCGAGTGCCATCGCTCAGGCGAACGGCATTCTACACAACCTTACGAAGAAACAGGGCGACCGGGTGAATGTTGGAGCATTCAACCGGTCGCCTTTCCACTGTCTGCGCCAGTGAATCAGCCAAGGCCCTGCTACCTACCGGTAGGCGGGCCGGATTCTACACCAAGTTTAAATACGGCTTTCACTATGGCAAATCCCATCATTCCTTGGATCGGCGGCAAGCGCCGTCTTGCAGACCATCTCATCCCGCGTTTCCCGGCGCACGACTGCTATGTCGAAGTGTTCGCGGGCGGGGCTGCGCTGTACTTTCTGCGGCCGCCGGCCAAGGTCGAAGTCATCAACGACGTGAACGGAGAGCTGGTCAACCTATATCGCGTCGTACAGCATCACCTGGAGGAATTCGTACGCCAGTTCAAATGGGCGTTGACGAGCCGGCAGGTATTCGAGTGGCTGAAGCACACGATCCCGGAAACGCTCACCGATATCCAGCGTGCTGCGCGGTTCTACTACCTGCAGAAAAGTTGCTTTGGCGGAAAGCTGGAAGGGCAAACTTTCGGAACGCGAACCGAGCATCCGCCGGGCTTGAACCTGCTTCGGCTTGAGGAAGAATTGTCAGCGGCTCACTTGCGGCTCGCGAACTCGTATATCGAGCGGCTGGATTGGGCTGCGTGCATTGATCGGTACGACCGCCCGCATACGCTGTTCTACTTGGACCCGCCGTATTACGAGACGGAAGGGTATGGCGTGGCGTTTCCATTCGGCGAGTACGAGAAGATGGCGCAACGGCTGCGATCGATCAAAGGGCGCGCGATCGTGAGCCTCAATGACCATCCGGACATTCGACGCGTGTTCGACGGATTTCACATTGAGACCGTGCCGATTCAATACACGGTCGGCGGTGGGAGGGGCGTCGAGCGAAACGAGTTGATCATTTTCAGTTGGGGCGACGCGGCGCAGCCGGTCGGTCTGTTCTAGCGGACGGCTCGCCCGCAGGTCTGTTCCTGTGACGTACCCCGCAATTCTGCGGGGTTGTTTGGCGGGAGGCGCATTGGCTAAATGTCACATTTGGTCAAGTCGCCTTCCGACTCTCGACAACCGCCTGTTGCTCGGGTAATAGTCGGATCATTAGAAACCGAGAGGGCCTGCATGTGAAGCGGAACTATCTCCGAGTCGGAGACCATTCGACTAGCGGCGGGGTGGTCGTCGACAGCATCCCGACCACGAGTTGCGACGGGGTTGGACTTACCTACGTAGGTGCCAAAGTAACTTGTCCAGCGTGCAAGCGTGTCGGCGTCATCGTTGCAGAGGGGCCGCGTTGGCCGGGTAGCATGATGGGGCACCAACCCGCGCTGGAAGGCGATAAGGTCGCATGCGGATGCAGTCCGCTCCCGACCATGATCGCATCGCAGTCTGAGATGTTTCAGTCCTTCGAGTCGGATGCGCTCGTCAAAATGGGCTTCTCTGCGACAGGAGGTCCGGTCGCGCTGGAACTCGCTGCCCCAAAGCCATCAGAGGGATTCTGTCTCTCGTGCATGGTTGCTGCTGCCAAGAACGCGGCTGCGATGATCGTTCGCGGGTGAGTAGCGATGGGCATTCAAGATATCTATTCAGCGGTGCAGGAGCGGGCGAGCATTCCGGTTCGTCTGTTTGCGCTTGTGGATGGTCTGTTGTATTCCGAGCTGTGCGGTTCCGAGCCGCGCAGGGCGCGCGATTCGGCAATGGCGTTGCTTGATGCAACGCCGGACGCCTCGCTTGCGGATGCCGGCCCTTGGCTATTCGACTTCGCGGCTGTCGACGGTGATTGTCGGCGCGTGCTCGGGCAGTTGGCGCAGAGCGAGTATGGGGTGAACTGGATCATCAGTGCCTATGGACCGAGCCAGCTTGCGGCCGAGCTTCGGGAGAGATTGGACGGTACGCTGCCGGACGGTCGATCGGTAATGCTTCGCTACTATGACGCGCGCGTGATGCGCCATTTCGCGGTCCTTCGTCATTTCGTGTGGAACACAACACTCACAATGACTCCTGGTCGTCGAGCCCGGTGGGCATGTGTGCAGG